ATAAATGCAAATCTTGACGTTCCGTATGCAGAACGAGGTCCTGTAGGTTTTATTGGATACGATCCTACAAATGGTCAATTAATAAGCAGGGCCCCACTAGGTAAAACATGGACTGGAACTACAAGTCTTTCAATACAACAACTGAGTGCATTAGAAGCTTTAGCAAAAGGTTATACACCTTCATCCTACAATAATCAAACAGAACGAGGGGAAAGTATATCTGCTTCGACTGGAAGTTATTCAGGGTATGATGATAAAGGATTTCATCACACAATAAATGGAGTGAGTACAACAGGTCTTATGAGCCACGCAATAACAGCAGCAAAAAATCAACAAATTACTTTAACTCAGATGTTAAATAACTTAAAAACTGCTCGTAAAAACACTACCTTCTTTGGTAAGATAAAAGATCCAAATAAAACTCTAACAAAATTAAATGAAAAATCATTTAGAGATAATGTAACAAGTGGTCAATTTGGTGGGGTAGACAGTTTAAGTGTTCAACAACAGACTGATATTCAAGATGCTTTATCAGAGGGCAAGGGAGTCAATGAGTTTGGGGGTGTGTCGCAAGATACTCTTACTGAAGTTCAAAGTATAGCTTCTCAACCTCAGTACAGTTTTGACACAGTGACTGTGGATACAAGTGATAGTGGTGTTGATGATTCGGGTACTTCAACCAGTGCAGGTGATCCGGGGGCAGGTGTAGATGGTCCGGGAGGTGAAGATAGTAGTGATGCAGGTATGGGTGGCGAAGATGTTGCTTTTGGTGGTTTCATAGGTGATAGTCAAAATTTTGCAATGGGTGGAATAGGAGAAGCACAACCTGCAGGTTTTATAGGCGGCCCACCAGAGAAGTACAGCGATCAAACAACTATAGCAGATGATATACCCCTTGAAGTCAAAGAAGGCACTTTTGTTATAAATGCACCTGCTGTAGAGTATGCAGGATCAGAAGATATAGCCAATATGTTAAGAAAAGCTTATGAAAAATCAGGGCAAAGTATTGACAAATCTGCACAAACTACTACAATACCAAGTAAAGAACAAATTGATATAATGATCTCACGAGGTGAGGTCGTAGTTCCACCCCATATAGCAAAAATTATAGGCTACGATCGATTAGAAAAAATAAACAATCGTGGCAAAAGAGAAGTTGCTAGACGACAAAAGGCAGGCGACAGAGAAAGACCTCAAGCTAGACAAGCTAACGAAGGGGGTTTTATAAATAAAGCTGAAGGTGATAAAGTCACTGTGTACAGAGGTGAGCCTTCAAAGTTTCCTAAAAGAGCAAAATTACTTCGAGATAAATACACTGGTTCTTGGTTTTCACCAAATAAAAATTTTACAAAAACATATGGTGAAGTTGCAAAAACTATGGAGCTTACTTTTGACGAATATAAAAAAGGTGCAAAAAAAGCTTTCCTAAAGAAAAACATAGCTCGACATATGGAGGAAAAAAAAGAATCTAAGCTACCTAAAAATTTAACAAGGAATGAAAAATCTAGGATATTTCAGTCTTTAAAATATATAGATTTTATGGCTAACGAAGTTAAAAAGGGTAACAGAAGTGTTAAAGCTTTCACAGATTTTATGTACGAAGGAGTATTTCCAAAAGAAAAAGATAAGGCAACAATAATGTTGTTGGAGACTGCAAAAAGAAGTCCTAAAGCTTTTGGAAAACTAGTAGTAGATAGTTTAGTTAAAAATGTTGTATCAAAAGGAATACCCTTTGTCGGAGCAGTAACAGGATTTGCTCCTACAGAAATGGGAGATGCTACTCTTAGTGGCAAAGAAGGATTTATTTACGATTATCGTACAATAAATTAAGATTAGTCAGCTACCCACACAAGTGGCCCTGACAAACCGAAGCAGCTACCCACAGCCAGTGGCACTGCAATATGAGGTATAAAACTATGGCAACACAACAAGTAAAGGGCGTAAGAGCCAACAAACCAAACGATTCATTTGGAGTAACAAACAACGCTAATCTTTATCGTGGTAAATATCGTGAAGATGTTTACAAAGACGATGAAGAAACTACAGAAGAAACTCAAGACCCCACTCAAGAAGTGGCTACTCAAGAGAAACCAAAACCTTCTGAAAACAGTTTTGCAGAAGCAAAGCAACAGCAAGAGGATCACGATTACAAAAAGCGTTATGATGATTTGAAAAAGCATTATGACACAAAACTCAACGAGTTTAAAAGTGAACGTGAACAACTCATGTCGGAGCTTAATACATTTAAGCAACACACGCAAGAGTTACCTCGTGGTGCAACACCACCTAAAACACTTGAAGAACTTGAGGAGTTCAAAGAAAAGTATCCTGATGTTTTTGAAGTTGTTGAAACAGTGGCAGGTGTACAGTCTGAAGCCAAGATTGCAAAACTAAGACAAGATTTAGAATCAGTAAAGCAGCGAGAGAAAAACTTAGAAAAAGAAAAAGCTTTTGAAGAACTTCTTAGACTACATCCTGATTTTAATGATCTCAAAACAGATGAAAAGTTTTTAACGTGGCTTGACGAACAACCTAAACAATTAAGTGACGGTATTTATAAAAACAATACTGACGCAAAATGGGCAGGTAAAGTCGTGTCTCTTTACAAAGCAGAGATGGGAATCTCAAACAAGAAGCCTACTAAATCTAAAGAATTGGATGCTGCAGCGTCTGTGATAAGGCAACAGCCTAAAGAAGTTGCAACAAAAGATTCAACCAAAAAGATTTGGAAGGGTTCAGAAATCGCCAAGCTTAAACCGTGGGAGTACGAAAAGGTGGAAGCCGAACTCGACTTAGCACGGCAAGAAGGGCGAATTGACATGAACAGCTAAAACCTCAAAAAGGAGAGAGAAAAATGGCTTTCGATTCCGCTTCTGGGTACAATAACTTACCGTCAGGTAACTTTGCTCCCCAGATATTTAGCCAAAAAGTTCTCAAGTTCTTCAGACGTGCTTCGGTTGCAGAAGATATTACGAATACTGATTACACAGGAGAAATTGAAAACTTTGGTGACACTGTAAATATTATCAAAGAACCAACAATAACTGTATCTAGTTATTCAAGGGGTTCTGTGGTAAACACTCAAGACTTGGCAGACGATCAAATTACATTGACCGTTGACCAAGCTAACGCATTTGCATTTAAAATTGATGACATCGAAGAGAGACACTCTCATGTCAACTTTGAAGCATTAGCAACTTCTTCAGGTGCTTTTTCTTTAAAGAGAAAATACGATGCAAACGTGTTGCAAACATTAGCAAACGGTGCAGGTATTGCAGGTGCTGATGATGCAAGTTTAACAGGTGGTTTAACAACTACTGAGTCAACTTTAGGTACAGCAGCTGCTCCTATTAACGTAGAAGCTGACGATGCAGGTATCAACCTCATGCTATTAATGGCAAGAGTGCTTGATGACCAGTCTGTACCAGAAGAGAACAGATGGTTTGTTGCACCTCCAGTCTTCTACGAGAAGATGTTTCAAGCAGGTAACAAGATTGCTGAAGTACAGGTAACTGGCGATGCGTCTTCTAACCTAAGAAACGGACTTGCAACTCCCGGTACACTTGCAGGCTTCAGATGCTACAAGTCTACTGCACTAAACAGCACAGCAGGCACAGACCAAGTAACAATGTCTGGACTAGCAACAGATGGTTCTGAGAACCTTATCTTAGCAGGTCACATTTCTGCTGCAGCTACAGCGTCTCACATCGCAAAGACTGAAGTGGTACGTTCAACTGAATCATTCTCTGACGTTGTTAGAGGGTTACACGTCTTCGGAAGAAAAGTCCTTAGACCTGAAGCTCTTGTACGTGGCGTCATTGACTTCGCTTAATAGGGAGACTAGATAATGGCTACTTATACTATTACGAATGCTGTTGCAGGTGTTCCTATCGGCATTAAACCTCAAATCGTGGAAGTTGTTCTTGACTTCTCATCAACAAGCCTTACTACATCAGACTCAGTAGAAGTTTTTGAACTTCCTGCTAACAGTTTGGTTCTTATGGCAGGTCTTGAGGTTCTTACTTTAGCATCAACTGGTTCTCCAGTTCTTGACTTAGGTGACGATGCCGATGATGATATCTATGCTGCAGCAGTTGCAGGTCACACTGCTTTAGCTTCAGGTACAACAAGCGTAGGTAAGTTCTACACTGCCGCTGATACTATCGACTTAATTGCTAATACAGCAACTTTCGACGGTAAGGTCAGAGTGTTCGCAGTTATAGCAGAGCTTGGCACTGCAGAAACTGCAGCGTCTTTCGCTTAAATAACTAACTTAAGGAGGGCAGGGCAACTTGCCCTCTTTACAACAACGAGGTAGCACGAATGTCTGAGAAAGGTTCAATGAAAGGTCACACTATCAAAGGTGGTCATAAACGCCCTACTAAAGCAGGTGCAGGTATGACTAAGAAAGGCGTGGCTAAGTACAGAAGGGATAATCCCGGATCAAAGCTCAAGACAGCAGTAACTGGCAAAGTCAAGCCGGGGAGCAAGGCTGCCAAACGTAGAAAGTCCTATTGTGCAAGAAGTGCAGGGCAAATGAAAAAGTTTCCTAAAGCGGCAAAAGATCCGAATAGCCGTTT